CATCGGTTGATACTCTACTCCACACAACAGGAAATATATCATCGACCTCATGTTCTGCCCATAGTTGTTTAACTTTGGCAAGACACAATTCTCTATTGTATTCAACCTTACGTTGATAATCCCAATACTCTTGGAGATGAAAATATTCTTTTTCTGTTATGGGCATAGTCATATTTATTTTAATTTGCTCAGAACATTTTCATAAACAGATTCAGCAATTCTTTTCATCATCAATGGGGGAACCATTCTACCAATTCGTTCTGCCTTTTGTGTCCACTTTCCTGTTAATTTAAAATCATCCGGTAATGACATAATTCTTTTTAATTCCCCAAGTGTTAATTTTCGTGCTTCACTCCAATGACAAGCACCTGCAGTTGTTTCACCAGAACCCATGGCTGTAAGCGTTGGTGCAGGTGCATACTGTGATACTCTTTTCACATTGAAGTGATGACCCTTTGGATGATAATCGCCACCAGTCAAAACCTTTTCTGGATCAGTTGGCATCAAACTAACAGTCTGTTTATAGTAAGCAGTGTTTGACCACTTTTCTGTTAAATACTTTATTTCTTCTTCATCATATTCTAAATCAATTAATGCATCTTTTAATGGTATTACATCTTTACTTGGTTGTGGAAAGATGCCATTAATATTCATAAAGTTTAATCCAACTTGTTCTGCAATATCACTTCTTATACCAATAAAGATAACACGTGTTCTTGTTTGTGATACACCATAATAACGTGAATCTAAAACTTGTGATGATACTTCATAACCAATCTTTTCAAATTCATTTAATATCTTATTATAATATTGTTTCGCTTCTCCGATTGTCAACCCAGCAACATTCTCTGCAATAATTACTTTTGGTTGAATATCGTTTGCTACTCTCAGAAACTCAAAGAACAAATCCTCAATATTCTCAACCATTTTACCATCAGAGTATTTCTTCGTCTGTCCCCAACCATCGGAGTGTTTTCCGCCTGTAGAATGACTTAATTTACCCGCCACAGAGAACGCTGAGCAAGGAGGAGACCCGTCTAGTATGTCAATGTCTGTTGTATTTGCAATACCCGTAAAATCGTCTCCAGACAGTTTTTTAATATCGCCTGGAAGAATAGGAGTGTCTGGATAATTCTCTTTGTATGTATTTTGTGCTTCTTCAACAAACTCATTCACACACAATATCTTACCACCTGCTAATCGATAACCTGTTGAAGAACCACCTCCACCTGCAAAAGTAGAGATAACATTAAACTTGTTTTGTTTAGATGCCTCATGGACATCTTTGAGTAAGTATGGTTTGTACATTATGCGAAAAAACTTTCTATAGTATTTGATGCACTAGCATCCACTTGCCATTTAATTGCATCAACAATAAACTTTAATGGTTCAAAGAATGACTTTTGAAACTGTTGGTCATAATCAATTACAGGATGAAAATTAAACTGTGGTGGTAGTTTTGTTAAGAATGAAATCACATTTGTTTGATGTGTATTTGGTTTTCTTAACAACACATATTTAATTTTATCACCTTCTTGTATTTCTTGGAATCTTGTTAGTAACTTTTTTTCTTTGAGAATATAATTATAGATAAGAGAACCTTTCACGTGCATTGGTGTTGATTTACGAAAGATAGAATTAGGATCTGCATATTTCTTTAGACCTTTGACTGATCTTGGAAATGCAATTTGTTCTGGTGATAGATGTTCGAACTCACTTCGAAAGTCGTTGACAAATTCTCTTAACTCTTTTTCTGATTGTGTCATAATTATATTTAGCGCTTCTTTAATCTTAGAACGACAAACCATTGGTGTCGAAGACTTCACAGCCTCGATGCCCATAATCTTTAGTTGTGGTTCTGCATACTGAACACCTTCACTATTATGTACATTCAGAATATATCTTTTCTTAGCAGTCCAGATACCTTTGTCTGCAATCACTTCTCGTTTCATATGCATTTTCTGTTGATAGGCATTCATGTAATCTGCTAGTTCGTCATAACACTTATCAATATATGGTTCAATCTTTTCTTCACAAAATTTATCTAATACTTTAACAACTTTTATTTTATCAACATTGTCACCAAGTTTCTTTACTAAACCTGACATATTAATATAAATTGAATCTGTGTCTGAGGCAATAATGTAGTCTTCGTCTTTTGTTTTGATGAGCTTGTTTAGATACTCATTCATTTTCTTTTCAATCCAACGAATGGATAATTGACCAGATGTCGTTATTGCCTCTGCCTCTCGATGGTCATAGTAGCGAAAGTATTGATTACCAATCGCACCATAAGCACTATTCAATGAAATCTTTTTGGAAAATTGTATGATATGATATTTTGCAATGTCGTTTAATAACTTTTTATCTTTTGTTTTTTGATATTGCTGTTGTGCCTCAATCATCTTCTTTTTATATGTAACACGATCATTATATTCTTTTTCTAACATGGCAGGTAAGAAACCTTGTTTGTCAGTTTTATACATTGTACCGTTAGCCGCCACTGCAATATCATTCTCTTTGAGTTTTGATAGATTATATTTCTTATCTAAAAGTTTATCAATACTTAAATTATTTTTAGAATTAATAATTGTTTCTGGTGAAATATTATACTGCATAATCAAGTGAGGATATAGAGAGTTCAAGTCAAATGATACAACCCATTCATGTAAACCAACTTTAGGATCTTTGACGTAAGCACCAACTAAATCTTGTGAAGCATTTTTTCGATTATTCAATGGTGGTACTACATTGTGTTTTCTTAGATAGTTATAAATCAAACAATCCCAACTTCTTACTTGTGAATATACATCTTCATAATTTGCTTTAGCATTATATGCCATAGTAATACACAATTCAATCAATTTAAGTTTCTGTTCTAGTTCATCAACCAATTCAACGTCAACAATGTTATAATCTACAAATGATTGATAGTCATTAGTGTACCAATCCTTAAATGTTTCATATGGATTTTCATCTTTCTTTTTACCAAGTTCAACTTCAGCAATATGATCTAGTTTAAAGCTTTCATGGTTTTTAACAGTAAGTTTCTTGTATAAATCCATATAGTCTAATTGTGAAACACCTAATATTTTAAAACGAGCAAGTGTCTTTCCCATCATTTCGATTGGATCAGAATGAACAACACCCCAAGGTGATAATCTTTTTACTTGTCGTTCATCAAGTTTATTAATAATACGATTACAAAGATATGCCATATCAAACAGTTTACTATTCCAGCCAGTAATAATATCAGGACAGTTTTGTTGCCAGAATGTGATGAAATCAATTAACATATTTGTTTCAGAATGACAGTGAATATATTCTACATATTTTTTATCTGTTTTAAAATCACCTGTACCCCAAACAACTATTTTACCATTATTATGATTCTTAATTGTGATACAAAGAACTTCTTCACTTGCATCACTAGGATCTGGGAAACCTTTTTCACAAGCAACCTCAATATCAATAGTAAAGATTTTAATTTTCTTTAAATCATAATCAATGTCATTAGGATAATAATCAGAAATATATTGATAGTTAAATCGTTCCATACCAAAAGCAAAACCATCATGGTCAGAATATCGTTGAACAAACTCTTTTGCTTCTTTAATTGATTTAAATTTTTTAGGAATAAGATACTTGCCGTCTAGTGATGTATATCTTGTTTTGTCTTTGTATTGATGATAGAGAGTTGGTTGATAATATAAACGATCTTCAAATCGTTTGCCTGCTTGTATTCCTCTTACAAGAATTTCATTACCATATTGTATTACATTTGTATAAAAATCGTTCAAGGTACGTAAACAACCAATCCATCATGTTCTTTTTGTAAAACTATTTGACAACCAAGTCTGCTGTAATTTGAATCAAAATCTTTTTCATATTCTAATACTTCAAGTTCTGGTGTCTTTTCTGATATGTTACCAATTCTGTCTATCCAATCTTTATGAACATAGACATGACAAGTTCCACAAGAACAAGTACCACCACAATCAGCATCAATGCCTCTTATGTAACCATATTTTGAATAAAATCTTGCAGCCTCCATAACTGTTGTATTAGGAGGAACTTCAACTGTTTCTGTATCTTTTGTATCGTTTTGTATAAAAGTCACTTTGATCATAATAATAATCCATTATATCATATTTTGATTGAAAAGTCAAGTATCGTTATTATCTTCTTTTTCTATATAGTCTGATAAAACAAATCGTCTATTAGGATTTACTGCCACTCGAAAACGTGTCAATAAATCACGGTTGACAAGTATGGTACTTTTTGCATCTTCTTTTGTTAGACCAAAAGGAACATTATTATATACTCTATTATTAAACTTGACATCTAGTTCTATAATTGGTCTTGTTTCTTTCATATTAATATGTTCAGGATTACTTACACCAATTATTTTACTTTTAAATTTTTTACCTTTATAAGACCAATTAGCAATTTT